GTTGGAGAACCAGAAAGGACAGACACATGATCCCGAATTCTGAGTTAATCTTTGGTCCGCCCGGTTGCGGTAAGACATACACGTTGATCCAAGAGGTTGAGGACGAGCTTGCTCGGGGTACGCATCCCAGTCGGATTGGTTACTGTTCGTTTACGAAGAAGGCGGTTCAGGAAGCGGTGACGCGGGCGGGTTCTAAGTTTGGTTTGTCCAGCAAGGAGCTTCCATACTTCCGCACGTTGAACTCGCTTGGGTTTCGCGGTCTTGGTCTGCAAACAACGGACATGATGAGCGCGGAAGACTGGGCCATACTAGGTTTGGATCTCGGCTTGAAGTTCACGGGCACGAGCACCGTGTCAATGGATGATGGGCTTACTATTCCTCCGGGTTTGGAGAAGGGCGACTTGTATGCGCAGCTTCAGATGCGAGCACGGCACCGGATGATTTCCTTGGAGCAGGAGTACAACGAGCATGGCAGTTACGCGCTGAACTTTGCTCAGTTGAAACGGTTCGATGCTGCGTTGGAAAACTACAAAGCGGGCATGAACAAGATGGATTTCGTGGATCAGATCGATAAGTATATCGAGATGGTTGAGCCGCCATACTTGGATTTGTTTATTGTGGACGAGGCACAGGATCTCACGCCGTTGCAGTGGACCATGGTGCGAAAGATCTCGGAGAATTGTGGACGTGTTATTCTGGCAGGGGACGACGATCAGGCAATCCACAGATGGACGGGGGTTGACGTAAGTTTGTTTCTCCATGCTTCGGAGAACCGCCGTGTTCTTACCCAGAGTTATCGTATGCCCAAGCGTGTGCATGATCTTTCGTGGCAGATTGTAAAGCGGATCGAGAACCGGATGCCCAAGCAGTTCAGTCCGACAGATCGAGAGGGACAGATTCAGTACCTGTCGAGCAACCATCATCTGGACTTGACCCAAGGTTCGTGGACCTTGATGACTCGCACAAACAAGAAGATGCATGACTGGGCCCACGAGCTTCGCAGAGACGGGTTTCTATACTCTACCAAGGGAAGGTCCAGCGTTAGTGAAAAGCTAGCCTCAGTGATCTCCTCATGGCGCACGTTGCAGCAGGGTGAGGCTTTGCCATACCGACTGGTCTGCCAGTTGTATGACAACGTCCCAAAGCAGGGGGACTATGCGGTTGTGAAGCGAGGTTCGAAGAAGCTGCTCGAAGCGGCCAGTCCGGACGCGATGTTGACCTATGACATGTTGGTTGCGGAGTTCGGGATGAAGGCTCCGCTGGAGCGTGAGGCGTTTGATGTGGCAAACATGGGCAAGGACATGCGAAACTACATTAGGGCCATTGAGCGGCGCGGAGAGGACATCCTAGCCACGCCTCGGTTAAAGGTGTCCACGTTCCACGGGATGAAGGGCGGCGAGGACGATAACTGCGCCGTGTCTTTGGGCAGCACATGGGCTTGTGTGAATACGGATTTTCCGGATGACGAGCACCGAGCCATGTACGTTGGTATAACCAGAACGAAGAATCGGTTGTGCATAATCGATTCCGACGAAAGGCACAGGTACGACCTATGAAAGATAAAAAAATAACTTTGGAAGAATGGCACGAGATGACCAAGCTTGAGATGCGGAAACCCGTCTCAGACATTACAAAGGATGAGGACATCGACGCCGTGCGTTTTACTTGGGATGCGGAGAGCGAAACGTTTGTTGTGGCAGGATATGAGGGGGTTAAACATTGAAGAGAGATGAGGTTTTAAAGACTGCGAAGACCGCGATCAACGGTCAGAGGGCCAAGGATTATGGTGACGCATACGATAACTTTACGCGGATTGCTGATGGATGGAATCTTATTGTGAAGGAAGCGCAGTGCACCAACGGATACATCACGCCGCAGCATGTTGCTTTGATGCTCGACTGGATGAAAACAGCAAGGCTACTGCACAACTTGGATTCCGCAGATGGATGGGTGGATAAGGTTGGCTATAGCGCGTTGGGATCTGAGTGCGGGGATCGTGAAAACGAAATACAAGAGCGGTTAAACCTGTTCATTGGAAAGGTTCCGAATGGCAATGGCAAGGGATAGAAAAGACAAGAAGACTGTGGATCTGGTTGCTCGCATGGAGCTAGGTGAAAGCCTTGATCCGGATTGGAACATTCCATCCGAGTACCCTGACCTGCGGGGCTATAAGTCTATCGCCGTGGATCTGGAAACAAGAGATCCAAACATTCAAACCTTGGGTCCGGGCTGGGCCCGCAACGATGGCAACATCGTGGGGATTGCTGTGGCTGCGGGGGATTACAAGGGTTACTTTCCGATCCGCCACCAGAACGGGCACAATCTCGATCCGGACATGACCATGCGCTGGTTTAAAAAGCAGATGGCAACTCCGGACATCCAGAAGGTTATGCACAACGCGACCTATGATGCGGGTTGGCTGCGGGCCGAGGGGGTCGAGGTGCAAGGAAAGCTAATCGATACGATGATTGCTGCGCCTCTGGTAAACGAGAACAGGTTTTCCTACAGCCTCAACAATCTGGGCCGTGATTATATCGACATGCGCAAGGACGAGCGGATGCTGCGGGCTGCGGCAAAGGACTGGGGCATTGATCCCAAGGCCGACATGTGGAAGCTGCCGCCCAAGTTTGTTGGTGCGTATGCCGAGCAGGACGCTTTGATGACGCTCAAACTCTGGGAGTATCTTCAGATCGAACTCAGCAAGGATGAGCTCGGGCATATCTTCGAGCTTGAAACCAGCCTAATTCCTATGATGCTGGACATGCGAGCCAAGGGTGTGCGCGTGGATCTGGACAAAGCCGCTCGTGTTAAGAAGGATCTGGAAGGGAAAGCCAAGCAGGTCCACAAGAATATCAAAGACAAGACAGGCGTGGACATCCAGCCGTGGGCCTCGGCCTCAGTCCAGAAGATGTTCGAGGCGCTGAACTTGCAATACCCAACAACGGATGCGGGCGCTCCGTCCTTCACCAAGCAGTATCTGTCCTCCCATCCGCATGAAATGTGCCAGCAACTGGTGCGCTTGCGTGAATTGGACAAGGCCAGTAGCACGTTTGTCGAAAGCATCCTGCGCCACGAGCACAAGGGCCGCATCCATTGCGAGTTCCACCAGCTTCGCTCCGATGACGGGGGCACTGTGACCGGACGGTTCTCTTCTTCGAACCCCAACCTTCAGCAGATCCCGGCGCGAGATCCGGAAATCAAGGCGGCAATTCGTGGATTGTTTATTCCAGAAGAGGGAGAAAGGTGGGGATCGTTTGACTACGCTAGTCAGGAGCCTCGGCTCTTGGTTCACTTTGCTGCGTCCATGCCTGACAATCTGCGCCACCCTATGGTCGATACGATTGTCGAAGAGTACCATAAGGGCGATGTCGATCTGCACCAGATGGTGGCAGACATGGCAGGAATCAGCCGCAAGGAAGCAAAGACCGTGAACCTTGGGATTATGTACGGCATGGGGGTAGGCAAACTTGCCAACCAGCTATCGATTACAGACGATGAGGCCAAGGGATTATTGGAAACGCACCGCCAGAAGGTGCCGTTTGTTAAGCAGCTTGCCAGCATTGCTACGCAGCAGGGCAGCACGAAGGGTCAGATACGCACTCTGCTGGGCCGTAAGTGCAGGTTCCACCTGTGGGAGCCTAGATCATTCGGGTACAACAAAGCCTATCCTCACGAACAAGCACTGGAGAAGTACGGCATAGGTATACGCAGGGCGTTTACATACAAGGCGCTGAACAAGCTGATCCAAGGCTCCGCCGCCGATCAAACCAAGCAGGCCATGGCCGACTGCTATAAGGAAGGATTGCTTCCGCTGCTCACGGTGCATGACGAACTCTGCTTTTCTATTGAAAGCGATGAGCAAGCTGCGCGGATCAAGGACATTATGGAGAACGGCCTGAACGATGTGCTGCTTGTTCCATCCAGAGTGGATCAGGAGCTAGGGGAGAACTGGGGCGAGGTGGGTTAATTACCCACACCTAGTCTCTGCGCGATCTGTAGATTCTTCATGGCGTCTATGGGGTTAGATCCCATGAGCGTAGCCAGAGTTCCTTGATCCCGTTCTTGTGTGGGGGCTGAGTCTTGTGGGACTATTGGTGCAGCGACGGGAGCCGCAACTTCAGGCGGCGGTGCTACAACAGGATCGGGTTGAGGCTGGAAGAAATCAACAACAGGCGCTGCTAATCCCGCTAATCCGCTATTCGCCTGCTCTGTTTCCGCAGCCTCCCGCAGTCTGCGCTCTTCGAGTCGAGCATCCCGCTCCTCTTTAAACAACACAGGCGACAGCTTCTCACCACGACGATCATTGGACAGGATGTTGAGTTCCCCCCAAGGGCGCTCGTTAACAAGGAAGGTCTTGTCTTCGTTGCGCATTTCCCGTTTGGTTTCTTTAATCACCTCTTTGGATGCCAGACCGGGCCAAAACTCCCCGCGCATAATCGCTGCAATCTCTGCGCCGCCAAGGTTTGCGGCCTTGAGTTGCGATCTAATCACATCGTCGGGCGTATCCATGGCCCGAGCAGCCTCAACATAGTAATTAAGCTGGCTCTGAGCGCGGTACAAACCATCGAGGTATTTGTTCCAAGCACTAAGAACATCGTCGGGCGTGGCATCGGCACGTTTAATGGTGCGAGTAGCTTCGCCCTTGGCTGGATTACGAAGGGAGGTGTACTCCGCTCCTCGGAATGTGAAGTCGGTGCGGTTGTTGATTACAATCGGAGTAATACCAGTAAGCACCCGAGCCACTTCCTCGTTGGTAGAATACTGTTGACCCCGAGTTCCGGGCTCCCCTGTGATGGCTCGTGTTAAACGTCCC